TCTCGCTCCGCGTCGGGTCCGGGAACATCGGAGCGCTTACGCATCTCCGAACCGGAACCGGCTTGCGAAGGGCTTCGGGGAACAGAAACGCGGCCGCCGCGAACGCCACGACCACTGAGAAGGTCATGGTGGCGAGCGCCTGCATCACGGCCAAGTTTCCGTTCGCCCGCTGTCTCTCGATCCACTTCATGGCGCCCCTACCTTCACGCAGGCGAGATCCGGTGCCGCGCCCGCCGGCCAGCGCATCACGTAACAGGCGACGCCCATGGCGGGATCGTAGATACGGCGAACGTGCGCGCCGTCGACCTCGATCACGTCTTGGATCTGCATCGGCTGCCCGGCACGGGCGTTCGGCGGGAGCACAGTAACAGCGGCTCCGAGCCAGAATGCGCCGAGCGCGACCGCGGACAAAAGCGAGGAGGCGAGGAATTTGATCATGATGTGGCGACACGCACCGTGTGCGTGCCTCCGGGGCACGGCGGATCCTGGGGCGGGTCCTGCGGATAGAGGTTGCAGCCGTTCGCGTCGTGGTTTGACCTCGTGGTGCAAACGCGGGCATCGAACACCGCATCGCTCCGCTGGTGGTAGGGAAGATGGCGCACGACGCCGTCGGGGCAGACGATCTCGAACATCATCACGGCCCTCTCCGCCCCCATTTGATCTTTACGTGGAACCAGTCCCGAGCCCCCACAGACGCGACAATCGACACCGCCGCTCGGCCACGAGCCGATCGTGCAGCCTACGCCGTCGCAGTGAGGGCAATCCTCTGACGGGACGACCGCCGCCGTACGCGCGCCTCCTGGGCATGGCGGGTCCCCGGTCAGCACGGCCTTCTCCCGATGAACTTGCGAATGAGATCGGCGACCTCTTCTCGGATGTGAGCTTGCACCAGCCCGTCGCTGTCGACGTAGTCGGCGGCGGCATCGAGGATCTCTTCCACGAGTTCGCTCAGGCCGCTCTCCCGATGCGCGAGTGCCATCTCGTCCCGGTCGAGATCCTCGCGCACTGCTTCGAGCGGCGTCTTCCCACGTGCCGACCCGGGGGCGCTTTGCGGCGCGCCCCCGCTACCGATCGGGCTTTCGGACTTGATCACCTTGCCGAGTTGCTTCTGAACGCGGGCCAGTTGCTTGATCAAGCCCGGACGGGTCGACGGGCCCCGAAGGGCAATCTGCTGCTTGCGAGCCACCGATGGGGGGACTCCCGGAAGATCCGGACAGACGAACCGATACCCATTTGACCGTTCCGCGAACCTTTCGAGATCGACCCAGGTGCGCTTGCCAGTATCCCAGGCAACGACGGCCTTCTTGCCGCCGAATATGATCCGCTCCACCGTGCCGCGCCGCGGGGGCTTGCCGATCTTCTTCCTCGCCTTCTCGTGGCGCGGGTCGGCGTCCTCCCAGACCTGGCCCACCTCGATCAGCGAGGGACGTGCGGCGGGCACCCTGGCGCTCGCTCTGCTCTTCTTATCGGTCTTCATGGCTTCTCCTCTATCTTGCGGCGCTCGAACTCGCGCCCGAGCGCGGCTCGGAAGGTCTCGTCGGTGAACTCGCCCTCGACACGGCGGTACACGAGGTTCGCAACGCCGCTCATCAAATAGTTTCGTGCGATGGCGAAGTACCGGAGCACCTCTCGGCGCTCGTAGCTACGGCCCAGTTGAAATCCGGAGAACCCGGCCACGCCAGCCACGGCGAGGGTGACGGCGAGGTTGATCACGTCCAGGGCGCTCATCGTTTCACCGCCCGCAGCCCGAGGTGAAGGCGCCGCATCCTCGACACCGCGCGAAGGGCCAGCGGGTGGCCGTCCTCCACGAGTTCGCTCAGCGCTCGGATCGCGCACGTCGAACACCGGATGCCAGGACGCGGGCCAGAGGTAGCGCGTTTCACAGGATCCTCACCACGCCTCTCGCAAAGCTGCGCGTACTGTCGCATCTCGCCTTCGGTGAGAACGTTGCCGCACTCTTTGCAGTTGCCTGGGATCTTATCCACGGTTCAATGCCCCCCATGGCCACGCGCCAACACGCACGCGATGAAGAATGGCGCGACCAGGAAGCAGATGGCCGCCTCGCGGAACCCGCGTGCTGTCCGGGTGAAGGCATTCATGGCGATTCCTTCGGATGACGAGAGCAGACGCAGCGCAAGATCACTCCCTTGTCCGTCTTTTCGACGAGCATCTTCTGATCCTTCAAAAAGCAGGCTTGTGAGTAGCCGGGTTCGAGAAGGATGACGGAATCGAAGCATCGATCTTCTTCGGAATCTCGTGCCGCGAAGAAGATCGTGACCCCGAGGCCAAGGAGCAAGAAGAGCAAGGGCGCGGGAGAGCCTTTCGTGGCCGTCACGGCGTCTCCTTGCGCTTCTGCTCGCCGAGCAGCGCGAGCGTGTACGCCTGCTCGCAGATCAGGCGTTCCTCGTCCGTCTCGGCGCCGTCCAGGCACACGTCCCTCGTCCACTCGTAGAGCGGCTTCTGCTCGTGGAACAGCGCGGCCGTGCATTCCGGCGAGCCGCACGGGCCAGCGTCCGCCAGCGTGTTCGGGTCGCAGGCGACGAGCGCGCAGGCGATGGTGAGTGCGTGCTTGATCATGTGGGCTCCAAATCGTGAGCGCGAGCGCGGCCGATTCCAGTTGGGGGCATCGGCCTCATGGCTGCGCCTCCGGTGGCCCGAACGGCTCGTCGAGCAGGCCGGCGAGCGGATCGACGCCGCTCTCCGCCGTCGCCAGATTGCGGTAGGCGAGGGCTGCCACGAGCAGGGCTGCCGCCTGCTTCGCCGCCCCGGCGTCGTTCGGCCGGAAGGTGAGACGGGCGCACGCGAGCCGCTGGACGGCCAGGTAGGCGTGGGACGGCTGCTTGTCCGTCTCCTGCCCGGGACGGTACTGCCGCCAGATCGCGTCGCGCAGCGACTTCGGCAGGACGTACCAGTGCTGTCGGCAGGCGAGCATCTTCGGCGACACGGCCGTCTTGCAACCTGGAGCGTGGCAAAGGTGGGTCACAGCATCCCCCAGACATCCAGCGGAAGGCACCAGATCGCGGTGGCGCCGTACATCGTCGCGATCCGTAGCGCCTCCTCAAACGCACCTGGGAAAAAGCAGATGTAGCACCTTCCTTCCCGGCCATCGGCGTACTTGAGCACGACGGTCGCCATCAGCGGCCCCTCCCAACAGTCTTCCTGCGAAGCAGCTTCAACACGCCGCTCGGCGATCGATCGAAGAGCCGCGCGATCTCGTTGATGCCCTTGCCGCCCTTCGCGAGCCACAAGTAGACGGCTCGTCGAGCACCGACGATCGATGGCGCGCGTTCGCCCTCGTAGAGTTCGCGGAGCGACACGTGGGCGGCGAGCGCGATCTTCTCGACCTCTCGACCGAGCCCGATCGCCTCAAGCCGCGCCGCGAACTTCTGGAATGATCGCTTCACGACTTGGCCTCTGCTTCGCGATGAACGATCTTGCGGATGACGGCGCGCACCTCTTCCTCGGTTCGAGCGCCTATTTTTCGGATCTCGTCGCGGATCCTCTCGTGAACGGCCGTCATTCTCAGCTCCTTCTCCTCCCAAGGGTGATCGTGTGGAACCGGCCCTAGGACGCAGACGGCGTCCCAGCCCGTGAGTTCGACGCTCTCTTGTGGCCCCAGCGAAGCCCACCGGCCACAGTTCACGCAGTAGTCGCTGTGGACTGCGCCGCAGTTACACGCGAAGACCCGCACCGCGTGGCACCCGCAGCGCGGGCAACCCGTCGGGGATACTTTCGGTGCAGAGTGGTGCTCCATGGTCATGCCTGCGGGATGCGGCGCGCCGCCGTACTCGTACGACGGTTCGACCACTCGGCGTCGAAGACCGTCTTGATGCGAGCAAGGAGCTGTCCCCGCGATGCGATACCGTCCGTGACGAATACGACGCCGTCCAGCCCGTTCGCGACGTAGTGCGCCAGATCGACCAGCAACATGCCCCAGCCACCCGGGTCGGATCCGAACGCGAACGGGGCCATGGCGACGATCACGTAGCCATCCGGAGAACGAAAGACGCGCAGTACCTCTTCCGCGCCCTCGGCCTCGCTCGGGATAGGAAGCTCGCTCGTTTCTGCTCGTGCCATCAGGTCCTCTTCACTTCCTCGCGACGTTGACGTTCGAGTTCGCCCGCTATGTCCGGCGGCTTCCAGCCCAGCGGCTTCGCAGTCTTCCCGTGTGCGTCACGCCGCGCGTGCTCTCCGAATTTCGCCATGTTCACCGCATGGACTACGCGGAAGACGGCGTTGCCGTCCACACCGAAGGTGATCTCGCTCCCGATGATCACGTACTTGAGATCAGCCCAAGCGTCAACCAGCGTCGGCAGATCGACCTCGCCCACGGGTCCGATCTCGATCAACTGCCGGACACGATCCTTCGCGTCGGCGATGAGCTGGCGCTGGAGCGCGCCGGGGAAGCAGGCGTCGAACTGCTCGAAGAACTCTTCGGCGATGAGCTTGAAGCGGAAGCGGATCTCGGCCTCGCTCGGCACCGCTGGGCTGTGCCGTGCGGGGTAGCCGCCTGCGCGGTGGAATTGCTCGACCATCGCTTGCAGATCCACGGCGCGGCGATCCTCGACGAGGCGGGTATTCGCCTCAAGCAGCTCTTGAACCCGCTCGCTCTCCGCTTCTTCCTTCGTCATCGTGCTTGTCACCACGTGCCCGTTCTCGCTGCAACGCGCGTGTAGATGTTCTCGCGCGAGTCGTCGATCCGATCGCCTGACCTGTGGTTGACCCCTTCCACGACGTACGGGTTACCCACGATGTCGCGACAGCGATCCCAGAGCGCCCCCGCCGCCAGACGCACCTCTTTCAATCGCTCGAGCCCTGAGAATCGAACGGTTACGGCGTCATCGCTTTCGTCCACGGTGTACTCTCCGTCTCCGCTGCGTAGCCCGTTGCGCTCGTCCCCGTGCTCCATCGCAAACTTGTCGATCAGCCTCCAAAGAGCGTTTCGTTGCTCAATGAGGCGCTCGATCTGCTGCTCAGGTGTCATGTCCTCGACGTTCACGCCGCTTTCCTTCCCATTTTCTTCAAGGCGGCGGCCAGCCGCGCGAGTCCTTCGTCCTTGCCGACGAGCGTTTCCTTGAGGCCGTCGCCCGCGTCCGTCTCGACCAGCTCCAGGAAGTTGTCGAGCTTGCCCACGACCGCCTGCAAGATCAGCTCATCGCCAGTCCCCCGCGCGATCACGTACTGCACGAGCACGGGCTCCGTCTCGGAGGCCCCGAACCGATGGCACCTCGCCTCGAATTGGACGAGATCGCGCGGCTCCCACACCAGCTCGGCCATGACGACTACCCCCGCGAATGTGAGATCGATCCCGGTCGAGGCGCAGTCGATGTTCGCGACGAGGCAGCACGCCCCCTCGGTCTTCCGAAGCTCGTCGATGATCTTCGACCGTCGAGGCAAGGGCACGCCGCCGTGGATGAACTTCGTCGGCGCGACTTCGCCGAGCGCGTCGGCGATCTTCTCGCAGACGGCGCGGCGATACGTCCCGACGACGACCCGCTGGCCCGCCTCTAGGTGCCCGGCGGCCAGCGCCAAGACACTTTTGAGTTTGCCGTCGGCGGCGCTGTCGAGGGCCATGCGCATGCGCCGCTTATCGCCAACCAAGCGGGCGTTCATGCTGATCCGGTTCCGGGCCGGCACCTCGACGTCGACGACCTGCCGCTGGAGAGCGGGAAGTTCTTTCAGAACCTCCCGCTTGGTGCGGCGCAGGCAGAACCAGTCGAGGCGTTGCCGCAGCTCCTTCAGGTTCGACTTGCCCTCGAATGCCCAAACCGTCTTGAGCGTTCCGCCAGGGCCCGGCACGTCGATCTTGGCACCGGCACAAAAGCGTAGGCCAAATGGGAAGAAGTCGCCGAATCGACCGGGGCTGATCGTATCGACGATGTTGTAGAGGTCGCGCACGCGCTCGGTTGGCGGTGTTCCAGTGAGAGCAACGCGGCCTCGAGCCGCGTGCGCGAGTTCTCGACACGCCTTCGACCGCCGAGAACTAGCGCTCAACAAAATATGCGCCTCATCTGCGATGAAGGTCAAGTCGCCGTTCGACCACTTGAGCAGCGCCTCGACCCAAGCGTGGATGATGTCGTAGTGGATCACGACCACGTCGGCGTCGCTCGGGATGGGCTGCGGCTTGAGGCCGTAGGGCTTGAAGACGTTCGCCTTCGGCCACCACTTGGCCAGCTCGCCGCCGGGATCGCCCGACCCAGCGGGGCCGGTTGAACGCTCCCAGACGCCGCGGACGTGGGCGGGGCACACGATGACCGTCTTCCTGCGCAGGGCGCGCGCGGCCTTGACCGCCTGGAAGCTCTTGCCGCAGTTGTGGACGACGATCCCGTTCGCGACGAAGTTCCGGTGCGGGTCTTCGCAGACGATGTCGTATACGTGCGCCTCACCGTCTGGTTCAACCGACACGATCTTGTCCCCGCCGCGCGCGTACGATTTCTCGAAACGTACGCCGTGCGCCCCCGACTTTATCTGGCGGTAACCCACGAAACGCCCGACAACGAGGACGTTGCCTCCCACACGCAGTTCGCTTGCAGGCAGAAAACCGGGCTGCGCAAGACCAGATAGCACGCCGACCTCGTGATCCGCTGTCAGTCGCAGCGGCCCTGTAGTTTTGAGCACGAGCTGCACGACGGGGCGAACACCCTTATCGAGCACGTCACGGATTGCATGGAAACGAAACGTGCCGCCACAAAGGGCTTGAACGAACAGGGGCTTGCGCCGCCCGTCTTGATGGAACTCTTCGTGTAGTCCGGCCAACGAAATAATGCGGGCGCTGCCGTAACGATCACGGCGGACAGCCACGCGCGCGTCGCCGTCGACACAGCCCATATCGTCCGCCAAGAGCGCCCCCGATCCCGCCTGGTTGACGAGAAAGTCGATCCCTTCCTTCTGGTACTCGCGCGCCCCGTCGTACGACACGGGCAGGTTGTGGGGCCATTCCCGTTTGTTCGGCGGCGTGTCCTCGGATCGCAGCCCGAGCGCGTGCATGCGAGCGACGACCTGCTCGATCGCGTCGATGTACCCGACGTGGGCGCGAAGCTGCGTGTTCCACCTGGCACCGGGGACACTCCGGGCCTCGCGGTTGAGCTTGGGGCTGTAGTAGCTCGCGGAGACGGCCCAGAGCGGACTGTCCTCGAGCTGGTAGACGCGAAAGCCGCTCATCGCTTAGCCCGCCTTTCGTGTCCGCTTGCGGCTCACTTTGCCACGCGCGAGGACGGCATGCGCGCTTCTCAACTCTTGCTCGGCCTTTTCAGCCCGAGCGATAGCCGCGTCACGTTCAGCAATCGGATCTGACCTCAAATATTCCAAGACCGGGGTGCGGGGAGTCGGGTCGCCCTCGTTCAGATACGTGTCGAGCGCGTCAACGATCTCGCGCGCTTGCGCTTCGCTGCAAACTGCTGCGAGCGCCACGATCAAATCGGCGCGCGGCGACGATCGAAACGGCCATGCGCCCAGGCGAGTGAGATCGCGTCGCCACTTCCGATCACGCGCGTTGAAATAGGCACCACAGCGTGGGCACGACAAGCTGCCGCTGCCGTATTCTTTCAAGCCGTCGTGCTTGTCTAACGGTGGCCCGCAAGACGGGCAGTTTGAGGGCATCTCGATCTCGGGCGTGCTCATGGTTGTCTCCCGTCGTCGTACCCGACCAGCGCGGCGATCTGACGGAGCATCCCCGCAGCCTGCCGGCCACCCGAGATGCGCCCCACGCGGTCGCTGATCTTGCTGGCGTGCTCGTGCACGTAGCAGGCGGCGTCGAGGTCCGCCTCGCTCGTGAGCACGCCGCGCACTGTGCTGGCGGCGAGGCCGCGCTTGCTGATCTTCCGCCTGCCTTCAAGGCACCACGACACCCGCGTCTCGCTCAAGATCATCGTTGGCCGCCAGTGCTCGCGCCAGATCGGCCGAGTGCCGAAACTCCGTCGGCCATCGGGCCCGTCGGGGTACACGCGCCGGTTCTCATCGAAGATCCAGACGGTCGAACCGACACCGAGAGCAGGCTGCACTACGACCGCTTTCGTCACGAGGTGCCCCCCCGGATCATCTCCCGCGCCACCCAAGCTCGGATCCACCTTCTCGCCGTTCACCTCGAAGTAGAATGCGATCCCTTCCTCGAGCACGTGCTCGAACACGAAACGTCGCCCCGGCTCCAACTGCACCCAATCGAACACCATCGTACCGAGCGCGGCGATCATCTCGCGCGTCATCGTCTTGTGCAGGGCGGCGATCACATCCGCAGGGATCTTGTCCAAGGGGATCTTGCCGCGCCGCTTCTGGAGCCTCTTCCGGGTCATGGGGCGCCCCTCGGCTCGCTCAGGCTCTCCTCAAGCTGCTCGGCCACCTTCGCCGCGTTGATCCGCCGCGCGATCCGCAGCAAGATCAGATACCCGAGGAGATCCTGGATCACGTCTTCGCCCGCGTCGTCCCCGCGCGCGAGCCGCGAGAGCTTGTCGTCGATCCGAACGCGGATCTGCTCCTCGGGATCTGCTCGACTCATGATCCTCAGAGGTTGAAGTGCCGAGTTGCCGTATGCCGCGTTTTTGGCGATCAGCAGGTCTCGGAGCGTGTAGCACTCTTCAGCGATGAGCCCCGGCACGCCGATACCGAAGTCGCGATCAGACTTGAAGAGGGGGCCGCCGCTGCGCCTCATGGCAAATTCGAGGAAAGCGCGCGCGCGGCTGCCGCCATTCAGGTAGCCCTCAAGCCGATGTTCGACTTCCCAGCAGTTGTTACAGCGTTCGGTGCCCCTCATAGGCGTAGGCTCGCCGCACGTCGCGCACGGCACCTTCTCTTCGGCGATCATCTCGGTTCGACCTTGGTGTTCAGGCGCCATTGATTGTCATCGATCTCGGCGTAGTGGCTGGAACGAAGAGCCATCTCAGCTTGCGCCCGCACCGTCGGAGGCAAGTACGGCAAGCACTCGACCAGTACGGCTTTGACGGCCAGGATGTGACGAAGCGCTTTGCGCAGTCCTTTCCCTTTCGCCATGACGGTGCCGGTGCGCTCCTGCCACAACGTCCGCGTCCCGAGCAGCGCATTGACTTGCCTATCCTGGCAACTCTTCGCATCCGCGCAGCGCATCGCTTGTCCGTCGCCGCCCCAGGGCTTGATCTGGTTGGGCTGCCCGCCGCCGTCGAAACCGCACAGGATGCAAGCGTCGAGCGAGATGACGAGACGCTCGCCGTCGGCCTCGGCCAGCGGGGCCGCCTTGACCGCTGCGACGGCCGCTCCGATGGCGGTGAAGAAGCCCCGCCGTCCGATCATCGGAGCACCGTGAGTTTCGAGGCCGCGCGCGTGACGGCCGTGTAGAGCCATCTCTTCCAGCTCTCGTCGTCGACCGGGCCGGGCCGCTCGGCGCAGACGACGAGGTCGTCGAACTGGCTGCCTTGCATTTTGTGCACGGTCATCGCGTACCCGTAGTCGAAGAGGGCCCCAGCCATCTGAAACGAGTGGATCCCCGTCTCGCGAGAGAGTTCCTCTGGCGAGGCGAACGTTTTCTCACGGCCGAACTGCGCCCCGAGCATCGTGTACTCGTGCGCGTCGATCTCGTCCTCGGGGAACGCGATCGAGCCGGTGATCTGCGTCGAGCTCTCGCTGATCTTCTCGCCTTCCTTGTTGTAGATCGGCTTGAACGCGGTATCGCCTTGAAGCACACCTCGCATGCCGTTGGCGACTGGTGGGCGCCCCCCTTCAGCCTTCATGTTGCGAAGGCAGATGACGTGCTCGCCTGCGACGGGCAGCTCCCGCCCGCTCCGGGCGACGCCGCGTACACGCCGGACGGCGGTGTTCAACCCGACTCGGCGGCGGTTCGTGTAGACCGCGAGGCCCATCTCAAGCAGCCGCTCGGGCGAAGCGTCCGCGTACCGTTCTTCAATGAGCTGCTCGACGTGTCGAATCCGGCCGAGCGTGACCGCGCCGTCAGGCATGCTCTCCGGGAGCCGCCCTTCCTCGCGGATCATCTTGCTGAGCGCGATGATGGGGTTGCCCTCGGCCTGCCGGTGGATCTTCTCCAGACGCAAGTGGGGGGCCTTCATGAGCGAGCCGCTGCCGCCGACGGGCGGGAGCTGGCCGTGATCGCCGACGGCCAGGATCGGCACGTTGTAGCTCTGGAGATCGCGCAGCATCATGTCGTCCACCATGGACGCCTCGTCCACGATGATGAGCCCGTAGCGGCGGTCGAGGATCTCGCGGCGCAGCCACTCTTTGCCGCCGCAGAGACGACACCGCCCATCGGCGTCCTTCTGCACGTAGATGAACTTGGTCTTCGGTTCGAGCGCCTCGAACGCCTTCTGGCTGATCTTCGGGGCGCGATGCCCGGCGCCGCAGATCGCCGCGCCGTCGATCCACCGTAGCTCGGCGACGCAGTTCTTCTCAGGGCACGGCTTCTGGATCTCGACCGTCTTCGGTGCACGGCAATCGCACGGCCTGTAGATGAGCGAGTGGATGGTGCCGCAGTAGGGGCGCCGTTCAGACGACGGTATGCCGTCCTTGCCCCGCGGCTGGGCGCCGACGGTGTCGGTGCCGGCGGCGGCGAGCTTGCGGCGCAGCACCGAGGTCGCCTTGCCGGTGTACGCGCAGAACGCGGGGAGATCGATCTGCTCGGCCACGAGGCTGACGAGCGTGCTCTTCCCAGATCCGGCCACCCCGCCCATCGTGAGCAGGTCGCGGCTACCGGGGGCGCGAACCCAGCTCGTGATGGCGTTGTAGACTTCGAGCTGGTCGGGCGAGAGATCCTTGACGGTGAGGCTCACGACGCGCCCCCCGACTTGAGCGGCGCCGCAGCGAGCCGCGCGAGCTTGAAGGTCGCCTTGTGGGCGACGTGCTTGTTCTTGTGCGCGGCGAGCGCTTTGAGCGCCACCTCGTCCTCTGTCTGGGCCACGAGCTTCTCCGCTCGGGCCCGCGTCAACTTCGTCGGATCCATCTGTCTCTCCTGGCCGAGGCCATTAGGGAAGCCCATCGTTCACCTACCGTACACCTGCCGTACGGCTACGGCAAGAACTTTTTTCGCCGCCCCCGGCCCTGGTGGCGAACCACTTGCCCGAGCGCTGTTCGAGGCGATACCCGCGCGCCTCTAACTCGGCCTCGACCTGCCGGCGCGCGACGCCCTCTGGCCACGCGAGCCCGCGCCGTTCTCCGGCGACAGCGATGAGAGTGTCGCAGAAGCGCACCGCGCTCGTCGTCATGGGGCAACCCCCACGGGTCGGAT